ACCGCAGACACAAAAAGCAAAACATATATGATAATAACGGATATCCTAAGAACTCTTGGAGGGTACGTGGTGGATTCTTCGAAATTCAACCTGGTACTCAAGGTGTTCGAACAATAGGAAGTGTGTCAAAAGTTAAGATTCAAGGAAATTGGAGGTGGCGTGTGTGATTTATCTAAAGGAGGGGTTAACCCCTCTTAATTCAGTATATGGCGATGAAATAGTACATGAGGGTAATAGTACTTATCAATTAAGTTTCAAATTCCCGGTAAAAGACCCTTTGTGGAAATCATTAAAGGAAGAAACACTATTAGTCGCTGATGATTTACACGGTGAGCAAGAATTTGTGATATTTGAAGTTGAAAGGCAACATACTTATATTACTGTTTACGCGAACCAAGTAGCTACATTATTGAATAATTATGCGATTACTGAAATAAGTGTTAAAAACGCTAATGGAACAAGGGTAATGGAGCAATTAGCAAGGTCAATAATTAGACCTCACGATTTCATATTTTCAGCGGATATATCTTCTTTACATACTTTCAATGTTAAAAATGTAACTGCCGCAGAGGCTTTATTTAAGGATTCACATTCAATAATGGGTCAATGGGGTGGTGATTTAATTCGTGATAAATATCGAATTAAATTACAAAGTAATGGTGGTACCGAAAAAGAGGCTCTATTTATGTATAAAAAGAACCTAAAAGGGTATCAACAAAAGAAATCGATTAAAGACTTAAGAACTCGAATACACTTCACCAAAACAATTCCAGCTGAGGCTGAAGGTGGCGAAGAAAGGGTTATAAAAGCAACGGTTGATAGTCCATTGATTGATAAATATAAATACATATATGAGGGTGTTTTAGAAGTAAATGATCAGGATGTAGTCGATTTACAAGGTCTAGTAAAATACGGTCAACAATATTTTAAAAATACGTTATGTGATTTAATCGAGGACACTATTGAAATAGAGGTTATTGGTAAGCCTGATGTACCAGTTAAGATATTCGATACAGTAACGGTATTCCATGAACGCTTTGGATTAGATGTTAAGAAAAAAATCACAAAGTATACGTATTCTCCGATGCGTAAAAAATTAAAAACTATAGGATTTGGTGCTATTCAACCTAGCTTTGGTACAGCTGTGGCTAACATGGTTCGTGATGCTGTAAATGAAAAAATTGAAACATCTGTAGATGCCTTTAAAATTCAAAAGAATTTAGCTGGTATTTTGAAAAAAGATAAAGCTGACTTAGAGACTAAGATGAAAGACTTAGAGGAAGCGTCTAAGGCTAGTTTAGAGGTCAAAAAAGCCTTGTTTGATAAAGACAGTGATGTACCTGAGGAGGTACGTTCAAAGATATTTGCAGCTGTTGAGGCAGATATCGGTAAATTGAAAACTATAATTACTGAGGCTGAAATGATAGATGCGATTCAAGCACGTTTGAATTTTGCAAAAATTAAAAACGCTGTGATAGATAAGGCTTTTATCAACGAAATAGTGTCGAATGAGACATTTCGACAAGAGTTCGAGGCTGGAGAAGTAACAACGCAAAATATCTTTACAAAGATGAAAGATGCTATTCACAGTAGTATTCGAAAAGACTTTGTAACAGCTGAGGGTGTAAAAGCTATCGTGAATGACTTAAAGGTAGATGCTGATGGTATTAGAAAAGTCAGTCAAGAGGTTGCTACCAAGGTCTTTGAGAGTAAAAAAGAGGAATTAAGGGGCGAAAGCTCATATATGCATGTTGCTTATGCTAATAACCCACAAGGTGTTGGGTTTAGTACCGAAAATTCACAAGGTATGTCATATATTGGAATACATATAAGCGATAGTCCAGCTGTTCCGATGACTAAAGAGGGTTACAAATGGATAAAAATTCAAGGTGATGCTGGGGTAAGTAATTATATGCATGTTGCTTACGCAGATAGTGAAGATGGTTCAGTTAGATTTAGCACAGGCGATAGTGCAGACCGCGAATACATTGGTACTTACACAAGTGCTGACCCACTTCCAAGTCAAAACCCACGTGATTATAGGTGGTTAAAGGTTAAAGGTGATGATGGTGTTAACACTTATGTTCACATAGCTTATTCAAATAACCCGGATGGTCACGATATGAATTTTGAGCCTAACTCAAAATATATGGGTATTTATACGGGAGAAAGTCAAATAGCTCCAGCAGACCCAAGTGAATATGTATGGAGTCGGATTAAAGGTGCTGATGGTGCTAGAGGTGCTGATGGTCGAGATGGTGCTAGAGGTGATAATGGTCGAGATGGTAAATCAGCTCCGAATTTCAACTTATTACTAAAAACTGAAATACCAGATTCGAGTGCTTACACATTGAATGGTGCTAGTCCTAAGATTATAACTAATGATTATAACGGTCGTAATTCACTAGAAATTAACAATAATGGGTTACGAGGAAACGCTTGGAAAGGTATTTCATTTAACAGCTCTAAAAGAGAGTTTAAAAAAGGTGATAAGATAGTAATTCGACTACCAATTTATATTTATGATGATGTAACAGTAGATGCTGGTATGCATTTGGCTCTTAAATCGCATATTGGTAATAGGCAAATGGCTGGATTTAACTTAGATGGTGGCACACCAAGAAACCAATGGGTAATTAAGGAGTTTACGCATACAGTTCAAAATGACTTCACTTCTGTAGGTGATAATTTATTCTACATATTCACAACAAAAAACGGTCATTTCAAAGTTGCAGAACCTTACATGGCTTTAGGTGATACTGTGCCTGTCGAGTGGATGCCACATGTAAGTGAGTTAAAAGCTCATTCATTAGTTGCTAATGCTCGAATTGAGGGTACTTACGAGGGGGCTATTATAAAGGATATGAAAGTCATTGTAGATGTATTCTACGATGGTGTACGAATATCTGATGGGTATACAGTAAGTGGTAAATTGGCTAGTGGTAATTACTTTAGTAGTTCCTATAGTTTTGCTTACAATAGCAGTGGCGAAATTTCGTACACGTTATTTTCAGATGGAACTAAAACAGATGGGTCGCCAATTACTGCTAAATTTGATGTATCATACAAGGGGTTAAAAACAAACTGTTTCGCTAGATTAGATAACTTACCAGATTCTGAGTTGATAAACACACTTGTTAAAAAATATAGCACTTTTGAACACACCTTAGAAAAATTCAAGTCAGAAGTTGGAGAGAAAACTGAAAAACAATATCGGTTAGCTGTTAGACGTAAAAACTTACTGAAAGATAAGTCAGCTACAGGTATGGATTTGAAATTCAATTCAGATAATGGGAATTTTGAAAAAGGTAAGGTTTATACGTTTATTGCTGATATTAGAGGTTTTGATGCAAATCAACGAGCAAGGATGTACTCTGGGGTTGGTAAGCCTGAACAAGCCTTAAGTTATGGAACTAACTTTTTTGTATTTACATCAGATGTAAACGATGGGAAAGTTAACATTGACAGACTTGGTAATGGCGCCGTAAAACTTAAAAATGTAGAAGTTTGGGAAGGTGATTTTAGAGAAAGCATTGACAAAGAGGTGTTTGATGTAATAGCTGGTGGTAGTGGTAAGATATTAACGTTAAAAACGACTAAAAAAGCAAGTGTTGGGCAATATTATAAGGTGGTATTTGATACAACCCGAGATATTAAAGGTGCAATAGCCTTACCTGTTGAGGATTACGTGATTCAAGCATCTACTGGGGGTAATATCCCAGACGGTGTTTATACTAAATTAAAGACTAACGATAATGTTCTATATTACAGAACTGATGGTACAAACGTTAGTGGTTGTGATGTGATAAACCTTGAATTTACTGAAAATGTTACAAGGTTTGATATTACGAAAATTAGGGTCTATGAAATCAACATTGGGTTAACTTATGGAAGTAACAACGAAACGTTAGATTTAACTTCGTTAATTAATCAGTCAAAAGATGAAATCCAGTTAAAAGTTGCTGAAACGTTATCTACCAAATATATGACTAAAGAGCAAGTGTCTAGTGAAATTAAACTTTTGAAAAACAAAGTGGAAACAGCTGTTACTGATGGGAACTTTGGCACTAAATTAACGCAAAATGCTAATTCATTAAGACTTGCTTGGAATAACATTTCAAATTACATACAATTTGAAAATGCTGGGTTGAATTTCTACAACGGGGCGCGTATGAAGACAGCAAGGATTGATGAGGGTCAATATAAATTTTGGCGTGATGGATATTATTTAGGACATATCGGTACTAACCAGTATGTAAAAGATGCAAGGGTAAAAGGTATTGTTTTTGATTTAGATTCAGACGGGAGCTTTATGGCGTGGTCAGCCCGTGAAAACGCAAGTGATAATGAATATACTTTGAAATGGTTTTACACAAAAAAAGCGTTTGGTAACTATGGAAGTAACACACTAAATGCTGGTTGTGATATAGATATGGATTATCATTATATAAACCGAGTTAAAATAGATCCGCATATGATAAATGTTGACTATGCTGTTACTGATACGCTATTTGTAACCTTAGCTGATGGGGGTACAGCTAGATTGCAGATACAAAACGGGATTATAATAAACACAGGGTAATCATATTGAAGGAGGTTAAACAAATGGAAAGTAAAATAGCAACAGCGCAGGCTGAAATTATAAAATTTGTTGAAATAACAGCGAGGGAGTACCAATTACCACCATTTGTGGTGGTTGGTATCTTATCAGGTTTGACAAGTGATTGGAGAGCTAAGGAGTTAGTTCAGGTAGTTGAGTCGTATAACGGGGTAATTCAACAATTAAATGAACAATTACAAAAAGGAGATGAAAAAGAAGATGTACACAATTAATTTCAAAGATAAAATTTTCGAAGAAAATGGTGTTGTTAAGCAAACAAGGGTGCAAATTCAAGATGGAATGACTACAATTACAAGGGTCTTAAAAGGTGATTTAAGTGCTTTAGAAGATGAATTACTTGTGACTAAGGTACTTGAGCAGTTCTACCAAGAGACATTCCCAAATCGTGCTGAGAATGAGAGATTTGAAAAATTAGATGAAAAATTGAAGTTAGTAGATGAAAAGTTAGCTAAACTTGATGAAGTCAAAAAAGAACTTGACATTACTCAAGGGTCGTTAATGGACTTAATAACACAAATGAGTGGTTCAATTCAAACGGGGGGTGATTCGCATGAAAGCGATGAAACAACTGAAATTAACGATAAAGGAGGTGAGCGAAATGATGGCAATGCTATTCGCAATTAATATAGCTAAAGGTCGCCGTACTTTTAAACAAGTTCCTAAATTCTTAAAAGAAAAAGTTAGAGAATGTTTAATCGATATGGAGTTAGAACATTTAGCGGTTGAATAATTACAAAGAGAGCGATTAAGTCGCTCTCTTTTTATAAATAATAGAAAGAGGAGAGTGTAAATGCATATTACGTTGGATGAATTTATAAACAGATATTATGAGTTGTTTGGAGATGTGTATATTCATGCTTTTGCAGCGGTTATTTTGTTAGATATACTAACAGGGGTTGGTAAAGCGTGGGTTACTAAGTCTTTAAATTCGACAATTGGGAGAAGGGGTGTGTTGGAACACCTATTAGTAACGGTGTTGGGTATTTCATTATACCCTTACTTAAATTTAATTGGATTTGATGAAATCGCAAAAGGTTTTGTTATATTCTTTGTAGCAAGTTATGGGATTTCTGTAATCGAAAACTTAGCTGCAATAGGAGTGCCAATTCCTAAATGGGTTAGAACACGATTAGAAAAAATTCGAGATGCTTTTGATGATGATAGCAATGGTGGTGGTAAATAGTGAAAAAACTTATTAAGTTGTCTTTTAAAAATACATCTTCTATTAGAGAGATTGAGGATTCATATAGTGAGGTCTATTCTCACGATAGAAATAACGGTAATTTTGAGTTTAAGGTCGAAGATGAGTTATTGACGGATGAAAGGGTTATTGCCTTATTTAAGTTTTTAAAAAGTAAGAAGGTTTGGAAAACTGAAGGACTTATTGAAGAAGGTGTTATCAAAGTTAAATTTGATAACACTTTAATCACAAGAGATGAACCAGTTGTTTGTTACATATATTTGGATGGGTTAGAAGTTGATTCTGATGTGTTCAAATTTAAGTTTGACGTAAAACTTTCAGAAATCGACAAAGTGAAAGATTTGCCTGAAAAAGAACGATACTTCAAAAACTCAATAGTAGTGGATCGGGTTGATGTGCTGACGAGAGATGTTTTAGATGAAGAAGTTAAGGTACTTAAGAAAGCATTTATTGTTAAAGATGATTTAACAGATTTAGTTAGTCAGAAGGCTTTAACACAAGCAAAAACAGATATATTGAACGAGGTTAATAATTTAGGGTTTATAACGGAACATCAAGACTTAAGTGGGTATGCAAAATCGACTGAAATACCAGATATAAGTGGTTTTGTTAAAGATACTGCTTTGACTACTTTGAAAACTGAAATCTTAAATGAGATTGATAGTGAAGGATTCTTAAAGAAACACCAAAGTTTAGACGGTTTAATTACCAAAGAGGTGTTAGATAAGAAACTTGAGGAGGTTGTTGGTAAAATACCACAACCTAACTTAACTGATTATGTTACAACGAATGCTTTAAATGAGAAATTGAAAGATGTGGTATCTAAACTACCAAAACCTGATTTAAGTGGTTATGTAAAAGAACAAACTTTCAACGATTTTAAAGCAACGTTAAATACTAGTGGTGGTAGTGAGTTGAGAGGTAATGGAGCACCTTATGGTAAATCAGCTAAAATTGGAACTATCTATATTGACGAAGATGTAACAAATGGTGCAATCAGATGGCTAAAAACTAAGGATTCGTGGAAAGTGATTGATGGGGATACTGGTTGGGTTGATGTTCCTGTTAAGAATGTTAAACCTAACACAAAAATGCAATTAAGACGAATTAACAATTTAGTACACGTAAGATTTTTTAATGAGTTAGCTGAAGGTTTAGCAAAATTCGCTGATTTGTATAACGCAGACCCAACTACACATTACCTTACAATTTTTAAAGGTTTATCGTCGTTTGGGTGGCGACCGACAACACCGTATGTACAAGTGATTTTTTCGGAAGTAAGTCAAGGTGGTACCGATTATGCTTACAACATCTCTCATTCTCCACAACCTTATTTGATAATGAGGGTTGTTGGAACCGGTTTAAATGTTGATATGCAACTTGACGAATTTTCTGTAACAAATAACAATTTCGGAGTTTACATCAATTCATTTAGTTATTTAACTGATGATGATTGGCCGCCTAGCTTAAATGTTATTTAGAAGGGAGGTGACTTTAGATGATAAATTGGAAAGTGAGATTTCGTAATAAAAGATTCATATTAGCCTTAGCTAGTGCTTTACTGTTGGTTGTTCAAGTAGTTGCTAAAGTGTTCGGTATTCAACTAAATATCAATGCTTTAAACGAAAATTCAGTTGAACTAATAAACGCAGTTTGTGGGGTGTTGACAATATTAGGTGTTGTAACTGACCCAACAACTGAAGGGTTAGGCGATAGTGAACGTGCTTTAGGGTATGAACGTCCTGTGGGAGGTAAATAAACGATATTCACTATCAATTAAGTTCGATAGTCGAAAAAACTTTATTATAAAAATTTTTAAGCCTTAAAACAGTTGTTATATAAGGCTTTTAAGCACTTAAATTTTGTTAAAAACGAAATTTTAGTGAGAGTTATGTTTGGAGGGTGTAAAAACCCTCTGAACGTTGTTAACTCGCACTTCTTAAAATCAACCATTTTTTAGACATTTTAAAACAACGTTGTTATATCAACGTTTCAAAACAAAAATCAAAGGTTTTAATGAGGTGTGAGTTTGGATTATGTATAAGTAACAAAGATATTTAAATTTAGGAGGAAAAAAAGATTATGGTAAGAACAGTAGATATAGTTAATGAAGCGAAGCGTATTGCTAATTTAGGAGTTGGGGTAGACCAAGATGGAGCGTATGGGACTCAATGTGTTGATATGCCGAACTACTTATCAGTATTATTTTTCGGTAAGGTATTATGGGGGAATGCGATTGACCTATTAAATAGTGCAGCTAGTTTAGGTTATACCGTTGAGTATAATGAGGTTGGCAATGTAAATAGTCGACCAAGAGCTGGTGCAGTGTTCGTGCAAGATACAACTTATATTGCGGGTCATAGTTATGGTCATACAGGTGTAGTATATGAGGACTCTGATGGTTATACATTAAAAACTATCGAGCAAAACGTTGATGGCAATTGGGATGCATTATATGTAGGAGGTCCCGCTAGATATGTAAACCGTGACTTCAACGGTATTGTTGGTTGGTTCTACTTCCCAGTAGACGATACAGCAGCTAGTAACCCAGTAACAACTGACTTATTTGAGTTAGATAAGCCAAGGGTATTCACAGTTGGTGTTGATGTACTGAATGTGAGGTCAGCTCCGTCAACAGATGCTGAGGTAGTAGCAACTTACGAGAACGGAGAGGAGTTCAACTACACACATTATTGTTATGCAGATGGGTATGAATGGATTTCATATGTAAGCCATAGCGGAGCAAGACGTTACGTGGCTAGTATGGAATTAGAAAGTGGAACTGATTATGGAACTTGGAGGTTCTATTAAGATATAAATATTGACGTTTAAAAATTTTTTAAACGCTTGACACAAGCCCCTTAGGTAACACTAAGGGGCTTTTTTTAGTGTGAGTTATGTTTGAGGTCAACAAAACCTCAAGAAAAGGCTTGGTATTATAAGGTTTCTGGTGTATGAGCAAAATGTAATAAAATGCAATAAAGCCTTGGTATTAGTGTATTTATGAAGTTTATAAGTAAGTATGAGTTTGAAAATGAGTATAATAGAAGGTAAGATGAAGGTAAATAACACAGAAATTACAGGCGGGGTAGGAGAGTATATTAAGAAGGAGGTAAGAATTTACCTTTTAGGTCAACCTAGGGTATAAAGAAGGAGGTAACTTCGTTATAACCCCTCGTCAAACCAATTTTAAAGCCTTCAAATGAGGCTTTGAATGTAATTATACCCCGCCTTTTAGACAAGGCTTAGAACAGCCTTTAAACAGCGATAAAAGAGGTCACACCTCTTTAGAAGGTTTGGTATAAGTGGTATTTAGTGGTATGGGGACACCTTTAAGTTTTAGGTTATAAAGAGGTGTATTTTGACATTTTAGACTCTTTAAATTCCTTCAAGGGTATCCCTTAGGTTGAGGGGGAATAAAAGGGGAAAAAGTCTTTAGAAGGTAAATAATTTGGGTTATAATTTAGATAAGGTTGGGTATGTGAAGGATAGTCTAAAATAGGTGTGAATTATGATGAAATTAGGTTTAAATGGACTTAGTTAAAAATCGTTAGGTTGGGATTTTTCAAAGGTCGTAATATATGATATAATAATAAAGAACCTTGGTAGTTGGTATCTACCAAGGTC